TTTGAGGCCCGCCACCCCAGCGGGCCTTTTTCTATTGTGGGTTTGCGATTTGCGGAGTACCATCCTCGCATGCCGTTGCACAACTGAGGAGTCCACCGTGCTCATATCCATCGCCGATGTTCTGGCGCTAATACCCGTCTCTCGCAGAACCCTTTACCTCCGCATGCAAGAGCCAGACTTCCCGCGCTCGTACAAGATCGGGGCTCGCGTGTTCTGGAAAGCGGAAGAGATTCACGCTTACCTCGAAACCAAGAAGGCAGTCCTGGCACAGGAGGAACTGTGAAAGCGATCGAGACTCTGTACAAGGGTTACCGTTTCCGCAGCCGTCTAGAAGCGCGCTGGGCTGTGTTCTTTGACGCCTTAGAAATTGGGTGGGAATACGAACCGGAGGGCTTTGAACTGGACGATGTAGGCACCCGTTACTTGCCTGACTTCCGGGTTGAGTCGTCTCACTATCCGCCGTCGTGCTGGTTCGAGATAAAGCCTTTTTCGCCGTCGGCAGAAGAGCAACGCAGAGCCAGTGTTTTAGCCAAAGAGAGCAACCAGCTTGCCTTTATCTTCAGTGGAGATCCTTACTCTCCGACGAGCTATCACTCTTTCAACCGCGAAGGTGTCGCTTCCAAGTACTCCGGCGCGGCGATGCACGATCTGAATATCGCGGCCGGTTTCGCTCTTGTTTTCGATTGTCCCCTTCAGAGAGTCGAAGCGGCACAAAAGGTGGCGCGCGGCGCTCGCTTCGAATTTGGGGAACAAGGATGACCGAAAAGCCGGAAGTAAAGATCCGGGTGTCTCCGGAGGGAATCCCGTCTGAGCTGAAAAACCTGCCGCGCTGGGTGCTGTGGCGTCACACGTGGAACAGGCGTACGAAACGCTGGGGTAAGGTTCCGTACCGTCCGTCTGGCGATATGGCGGCAAGTAACGACCCGAATACCTGGTGTTCCTTCGAAGAGGCGCTGGCGAAGGTAGGAGGCTATGATGGATTGGGCTTCGTATTCAACGGCGATGGCATTACCGGCATCGATCTGGACGATGTAGTTGACGATACCGGTATCTGGACTGACGAAGCCGAACTGATTCTCAAAGCGATTCCGGGCTATGCCGAGCTGTCGCCCTCGGGCACAGGTCTGCATATCATCACTCGTGCGGAGCATATCGGGAAAGGCAAGTCGAAGGACGGAGTAGAAGCTTACTCAACAGAGCGCTATTTCACGTTCACGGGTAACCAGTTGAACGGGCACACTTCCGTTCCGGAAGACGTTCAGGACATCAAGCCGTTTCTGAATTGGGCGTTTGGTGATAAATCTACGACGCCTGTTGTAGCCGCTAGTGATCTGGACGACGTACCCTCAAAACCGCCGCGCGGACGATCGGTCGAGCAGATGCGCGAAGTCCTCTCGTTCATCTATCCGCCTGACGACGAGCCGGAATGTACGCCTTACATTTGGGCGGCGCATCACGAATCCGGCGGCGCACCTGAAGTCCTGGCGCTTTGCCATGAGTGGCTAGCAGGCGAGCTTCACGACGACCCGCAACCGAAATACGAACCGGGCTATGTTGACGATCGCTGGGCGCGATCAAAAGACGGGAAGCCTAACGCCAAAACCTGGCGATCGGTTGAATTCGAAGCAAAGAAAAATGGTTGGAAAGGCGAGATCAAGGCTGAACCTACCGACTCGGACAAGGCCTTCCGTTTCTACCCCGGGGATGACTACGCGACCGACTTCAATGCTGCACCGGAGATTGTGGAAGACGTGCTTCCTGATCGCGGTATCGTCATGGTGTTCGGGCCTTCCGGTAAGGGCAAGACGTTCTGGACGCTGGATCTCGCCTTCCACGTGCATAACGGCGTGAAGTGGCGCGACAAGGATGTCGTCGGCGGCGATGTGATGTACGTGGCGGCGGAGGCCGGGCGGGGCATCAAGAAGCGTATCCACGCAGTCAAGCGGCTGCATCCTGAATGGCGCGCGCCGTTCGTCGCAGACATCGCGCCGGATCTGGCGAGCGCTGTCTCTCTCGAAGCCGTACGTGATGCTGCGCTCGCGGTCGGCAAGCCGTCGATAGTCATTATCGACACGATGTCAGCGTCATTCGAAGGCGACGACAGCAGCCAGCAGGACGTAGCGAAGATGATGCGCAATCTGAAGACGCTTTCCGACGCGCTGGAATGCCTCGTTATCTTCGTTCACCACACAACCAAAGACGGGGGCAGCTATCGGGGCTCAGGCGTGCTGTTCGCCAACGTGGACGCGGTGCTTGAACTGATCTCCGAAGGCGAGGGGGCTGAGCGCAAGCAATGGGTCACACAAAAGAAGCATCGGGAAGGCGAGGATGGAAAGTCTTACCCTTTCAATCTCGTAATTTCCGAACCGCTCGCCCACAAGCCGAACGGCAAGCCGATCACCTCCTGCACGATCGAGCATATCGAGCATGAAGGCGGCCGGACGATCGCCAGAAAGGAAAAAAAGTCAACCGGAGGCGCATTCGAGACCAGCGACAACTACGCAACGGCCCGCCATTTTCTGTCTGTGATTCAGGATGAGCTAGGCATGGGTGATGCCAATATGGACGAAACAGACGTGATCGCCGCCATCCAGAAGGATGAGAAAGACAACAAAAGCGGGTTCGATGACTATCCGCCGGTCAGCAACATCAAGCGGACCCTGCTCACCCTTGCCCGTCTTGGAAAAATACGTAAGGAAGGCCGCTGGATAAGGCTTTGCTAGAAGCTGCTCACCCTTGCTCACCCTACTAACTCAACCTACTCAACCTTCTGCTCACCCTAATCACCCTAATCACCCTTCCCTATAGGGTGATATAGGGTGAGTGAGTTGAGCGTGAGTAGTGAAAGGATTTTGTAAATGACCAAAAACGATTCGGTACTCTGCGCCTGCTGTGGCCGGGAATTCACGATGCCACTGGTCGAAATGGTGCGCAGGCAACATCGGTGGTGTGATGCGTGCATTGAAAAGGCGGATAGGGAGCTACGAGAAGCCGCACAGCGGGCCGCGGAGCGCAGCCCGATACCTGAGGGTCAGTGAAGAGGCGCGAAGCCCAGGGTGAGTCCGGGATTGACGTGGAGGAAGTGATCCCGGTTTGCGAAGCCGCCAAGGATGGCCAGGTGATCGGCCATCGCTTCGAGCGTTGGGTTGCCCGTTGAGCGGATGTAGCCAAGCGGCTCCTCGCCAGGCGCGAGGATCACGTAAGTGATGTCGGTTCTCATTGCAGGCACACTCGCGAGTAGTCAACGGTTCGACGGATGACCCAGTGGCGCTTGGCCTCAGGCATCCACGGATCGATGCAGCACATCTCCATGTAGGCGCTCGCCAGCATGACAAGCACGGTATGCAGTTTCATTGCGGTTCTCCTCGGAAAGAGATTCCAGTATAGCAATTGCCGAAAGAATAGCAACGTCGAACTGTCTCAAATTTCCAATTCACCAATGACGAATCGATTCACTAATCGTGAATTGGGATTATGAGTGCGCACACGCGTGTGTAAAGACTTGTTCGCTAGGCGAACAAAGTGGCAAAACGAAGTGTGATCCGTGCCCCCAAAACATCGATTACAAACCGTAAACTGTCATCGGATTGAAAGCTGAATTGAAAGGCGATTGACAGTTTGCGAACAGGGGTTTCGGCGGCTGGAAGCGATAAGAACAGAGAACTGTTTAGAATCAACGGTTTACGATTTGTTAAGCGGTTGCATAATTTGACATAATGAACATTATCAACATTTTGCCGCAGGGTAACTACCTATTGACAGCCTGAATAGGAATTATTCTCAACTCTGGGAACCATCCCGGCCCCGCCGGACGGGGTGATAAATTTTTGACCCCCTCTTCCCAATCCGCGAATCGGAAAAACATCCACGCGTATAATCGGCAGAAAATTCCAGTTCAGGAACCGCCATGACGAAACAGCCCTTCACCCACAAGCCAAATTCGCCCAGGAATCCGAAACCCGCGAAGCGCGAACAGCACGGCGAGAAGATCCAGCCTCAACGCACACTGACTGGGCGGAAGACGAAGTGAGTTTCAACGCAGCGGCAACACTCAGGGTCATCTCGGAAGACCGGGCGCTCGCAAGCGCCATGGTGTTCCCGCACCGGCATCCGAAAGCCAGCCCCCCGTTTCACATCGAAATCATGGACGCATGGGGTGCGAAAGATGAGTACGTCCTGGTGGAGGCTTTTCGCGGCGCGGGAAAATCCACCTTGTCGGAAGAATTCCTGCTGGTCGAAGCGTGCTTTGGCAATTTCCAGTACGCGCTGATCATCGGCGAGACGTACACGAAAGCCTGCCAGCGGCTTGAGGCGATCAAGCATGAAGCGGCGAAGAACACAAAGATCCTGGCCCTTTTCGGCAAGATTGCGAAAGTAGCCGGACGCCTGTGGAACGAGCATCAGTTCGAGCTGCCAAACGGCGTGCTGCTCGAAGCGCACGGATGGGAGGAAGAGCTACGGGGTTTCAAGTGGCACGACTGGCGTCCAGACCGCGCGTATCTCGATGACATCGAGAATGAAGGTATGGTCAAGGACAAGGCTGCAGTGGATGCGACCATGCGCAAACTTTATCTGCAGCTCGCACCCGCAATGGATGAGGAAAAACGCAGGTTAAGGGTTACGCAGACCCCGCTGGCTGAAGACTGCCTCGTGGCCCGGTTAAGGGCGAACCCCGACTGGACCTGCTTGAGGGTGCCGATCTGTAACGGGGAAATAGACGATCCGAAGACGGTCGCGGCATGGCCGGGGCTGTTCCCGATGGACGTGGTGAGGAAGAAGCGCGACGAGGCAGAACGCGCGGGCCAGCTCCGGGGTTTCCTCCAGGAGTATATGCTGATGGCGATCGGTAGCCAGGACAAGCCTTTTGAAGCGGAACACATCCATGAAATCGCAATCGATCCTGC